CCAAAGTGATCTATAAATGATGTTTGTAGGATCACCTTTATACTTTTTAGGGTATGATGGATAATATTTTCCTTTATATGACATAAATAGAAATAACAATCATACTTATTTAGAGTGGCAGAGACAACAATAAAACCATATAACCTTTCGGTTGCGAAGAATATTATAGGTCCGTTAGCACAGACTAATCATTTTCAAGTAACTTTTTCTTCTTTGAGACCATCTGTTGAAACATATCTCAAATCATATTTAAGAGTTGATGACGTAAGAAACTTTTTATCCAGAAGAGCAGGTATTCTATGTGATTCAGCATCACTACCCACAACTGCATATGCAACAGCAGAGGTAAGAGATAATTTTATGGGTGTTCCTCAACAGTTTGCTCATACCAGAATCTACACTGATCTTGATTTTTCATTCTATATTGATGAAGATTATACCTTGCTCAAAATTTTTGAAGGTTGGATGGAATACATATCAAGTGGTGCGAACTCTAATACAAGTCAAAATGATCGTGCTTACTATAGAAGAATGAGGTATCCAGATTCATATAAATGTGATACAATGTATATAAACAAGTTTGAAAAGAACTTCAAAAAGACTTTGAGATATAGATTTGTAAATGTATTTCCCAAATCAATGTCTGCAATACCAGTTGCATATGGACCTGGTGATTTACTTAAAGTTTCTATTTCCTTCAACTTTGACCGCTATATAGTAAACGGTTAGAAAACCCATATAAATAATTTTACTGAATTGAATATTCATTATGCCTTTACCAAAAGTTAATACACCGACCTATGAGTTGGTGCTACCCTCTTCTGGAAGAAAAATTAAATATCGTCCTTTCCTTGTAAGAGAAGAAAAAATTCTAATCATGGCATTAGAATCTGAAGATGTGAAACAAATCACAAGTGCAGTTATTGAAATACTTAATGGATGTATTTTAACTAAAGGAACTAAAATTGAAAAAATGTCTACCTTTGACATTGAGTATTTGTTTTTAAATGTAAGATCAAAGTCAGTTGGTGAAACAATTGATGTCAATATTATTTGTCCTGACGATAATAAAACGTCAGTTGAAATGAATATAGATCTTGATACTATCAAAATTAAAAAAGATAGGACTCATAAAGATACTATAAAAATTGATGATTCACTATCAATGAAAATGAGATATCCTTCAATGGATCAATTTATTGAATCTAATTTTGATAGCAGCACTCAGGGTGATGATATTAAAACAACTCTTGATATGATTGTTTCATGTATTGATACCATCTATACCGAGGAGGAAAGTTGGAGTGGTGCAGATTCAACTAAAAAAGAACTCCAAGAGTTCATTGAACAGTTAAATAGTAAACAGTTTAAATTAATTGAAAACTTTTTTACTACTATGCCTAAGTTAACTCATAAGGTAAAAGTAAAAAATCCAAATACTGGAGTTGAATCAGAAGTCGTTTTGGAGGGACTGGCAGCTTTTTTCAACTAAGTATGGCTCATACGAATCTAGAGTCATACTATAAAACAAATTTTGCTTTGATTCAGCATCATAAATATTCATTAACTGAGATTGAAAACATGATCCCTTGGGAAAGGGAAATTTATATATCACTACTTAAAGAGTATATTGAAGAGGAAAACTTAAAGGCACAACAACGTGGAACCTGATACAGTAAGCAAACCAAAGATTAATAGAAATACATTTAAGATCGGAAGTGGTGATCTGCAGCAACAGGTCGCTAGTAACACAAAGAGAATACGTGTTATCAGCACTATGCTTAGAAGTAGCAGAAGAGGAAGAAGTACAGAAGGTCTTACACCTCAATCAACAAATATTCAACAAAGTTTAGAGCAATCTAATTTAATATTAGCAGACATTGCAATACAATTACAACAAGATTTTGATAGTAGACAGCAAATAGAGAATCGTTTACTTCAAAAAAATAGAGAAGATCAATTAGAATTAAGAAGAAGAAATAAAGAAGAGGATATTGAATATCAAAAGAGTGAGAAAAAAATAACTAAATCTACTAAAAAAATTAAAGGACCTCTTGATAGTCTTTTTGGTATCATAGGTAAAATTTTATTATTATTCGGTGGACTTGTTTTAATTAAAACTCTGATAAAACCAGGCACTGTTGATGCAATTGTGAATTCAGAAAAATTGAATCAGGCAAAAGAAACCCTAACAGGTGTTTTTGACACTTTAACAAAAAATATGAAAGCATTACTCGCCTTAGGTGGTGTTTTTCTTGGTCTTGGATTAGTAGCTTCGTTATCAAGTCTGCTTGCGATTGGAACTAGTTTTCTTGCAATTATTACAAATCCACTTGTTATCTTAGGTTTAGGACTCGCTGCTGGTATTGGTGCTGCAAAATATCTTGAGGATAAATTAGGCACTGGTGAAGGAGAAATGTCTAGAGATCCAAAAGCAAGGGTAAATCAATATGATTATTCACAATCTTACAAAGAAACAGATAATTTTCAAGAGGAAGCAAAGAAAACTGCAAGAGATAATTTAGAAAGAGCTGGTGGTAGTGATATTGGAATACCAGGTTTAGGTGGTGGTTTCAATCCTTTTTCTTCTGGTAGAAACAATAAGAAATTAGTTGAAGAAAAAAGTAAAAATCTAAAAAAAGATGATAATAATGCTAAGATCACCACAATTAATATAGAAGGAGAGACTGTAGATTTAAGAGGTGGTGATAAAAAAGGAACATTAGAAACATCTAATAATCAATCTGCAACAGAGACTCCTTACATTGCCTCGGTTGATAGTAAAAATTACAAAATCAAAGAGTTTGCAGAAACTGCTGGATTTTATGACTCTGTATATGGATAGAATATAAGATGGAAGAACAGGCATTACTACTCAGAGAAAATCTTCTTAATATAAGAAGTGTTTTAGTCACTAATAGAAAAAAGATCAACAAGTTAAGATATAAACAAAGTGTTGTAGAAAAAAATAATTCTCGAAGAAAAAAAATAAGAATGAGAGAAAAGATCATGGAAACACCTAAAAATATTGGTAAATCATTAAAAGGTGCAGGAGACTCTGCAGTCAAAGGTGCAAAGAAAAGTGGTTTGGGAAATGCTCTTGGTCTTCTTGCCATAATTGCAATTGGTTCAAATATTGAAAGCATAAAAAAACTATACAGTGATTTTATAAAAGGTGAAACTTTTAAAAATATTGCAGAAGGATTTCAAAATACTATAGACTTTTTCAAAAATCTTTTCAATGGTTTTAAAACAATAACTAATTTACTTGGGGAATCCTATGATAATTTTATAGCATTTAAAGACGCATCAATTGAAAAACTAGAGGAAGTTACACAGACTTTCAAGGATTTGCAAGAGAAATTTGAAGAATTAAATAGATTTGCCGCTGATATGAAGGAAAAATTTGATAACTTACTTCAAGGTTCACAAGATGTAAAAATAGGTGAAGAAAAAGAAAAACTTAAAGAATTTGGTTTTACAGACGAAGATTTAGAATTAGAGAAGAGTGATAATAACCCATTCCAAGCAGGGAATATGTTCACAGGTTTTCCTGATAAACTTGGATTAACTGATTATGATAATTTAGATCTCAATTCTAATATGTTTGATTTAAATAATGATGATTTTATTCCTATTGACTTTGAGGGAATAGATCCTCCATTTTTTGATTATAGTCAGTATAATGATGATGAAACCAATAAAGAAATAACTGTCATAACAAAAACTAATACGGTAATTACATAATGTCAAGAGCATCAGCATCCAATTATACTATTTTTAATATAAAAAAACCTACTACAGGTATTGAGGTTCCTATAAAGGGTAAAATCTTAAATTTCAGTTATTATGAAAGTGTATACTCGTCTACAGTAACAGGAAATATAGCTTTAATGGATGTTGGTGGATCAGTTGAAGATGAAAAAACTGGTGTACTGGCAACAATTAAGGATGGAATGAAACTAACAGGATTTGAGGAAGTTAGATTTCAAGTAAATAATGAATCTGGAAATTTAGACTTTAAAAATTATCCTTTAATAGTTACTGGATCTCCTTCTGTAGATGAGTCAAACAGACAAGTTGTATTGCTGAACTTAGCATCAAAAACTGAAATGATAAGTAGTAGTAAACCACTATCTAGAAATTATCCCGAAGGACCGATAAGTGATACTGTTCTTAAAATTTTAAAAGATGAACTAAAAATATCAAAAGATAAATTGGGATTTAATAAAGAAACTAACACGTACGATTATATAGAAGGTACAAAAAATCAAGATAAAATTAAAGGTAATCATCATGCACCATTAGATGTTGTTACAAAAATGTGTAACAAATCAATACCTGCAAAACACGAAGATCCTGGTTATTTTTTCTTTGAAACTCAGGATGGATTTAATTTTAAATCAATAGATGGTTTAATAGATGAGGGTATAAAATCGTTTAGTAATGATAAATATGCAGAAGAACATACTTATTATTATTTTGCTTCGTTAGCTGCTAATTTTGATAAAGAGGAAGGTAATAACTATAAAGTTTTAAGAACTCCTTTAGTTAGAAAAGATGAAGATCAATTGAAAGCACTGAGAACTGGCATGTATAATGTTCGTATCATAACCAGAAATAGACTCACTGGTGAGTACAAAGAGGAGATAAAAAATCTTTTAAGTAGCACTAATTTAGGTGAAAAACAAGAAAAACCTGTTACAAATGAAGTTTATCTTAAATCATATAATTTTGAACTAAGTCCTGGTCAAGATGATCCTGGTGTGAGTGATGTAGTTTTAAATAATCCTGCAGATTATGTTCCACAAGCAAACATGAGATATAGTTTGCTACACAGTCAGATGGTTGAGATCTTGATACCTTGTAATTTAAATTTAAGAGCAGGAGAAGTTATAAAATTATATCTTGAAAATATTACAGAGGGCAATAAAAATGATCAGATATATAATAATCTAAGAAGTGGTTACTACATGATATGTCATCTATGTCATTCATTTTCTCCAACAAATTCATATACATCATTGACATTACTTCGTGATACAAGGGAATTATATAGGAGTAGCAAGTGAATAAGTCACCAAATACAAATCAAAACGACTCATCAGAACTTGGTTATAATGTTAAGTTCTGGAGTGGAATTGTTGTAGCATATGAATACCAACAAGATCAATTATCAAATGGAAATGGTTGGAGATATAAAGTTCGTATCTTTGGAGATAATTCTGATGTTGACCAAGTTGATGATAAAGATTTAAGTTATGCTGACGTTTTATTATCAACAGATGCTGGATCTGGTGCAGCATATAAATTAAGATCTGCAAGAATAAGTCAAGGTGATACTGTATATGGTATAAAAGGTCCGAATCTCCCTGCTATGATTATAGGTGTAGAAGCAAGAAAAAGATCAACAATTTTATATACTGAGGGAAAGTTTAAAACACTCTCTGGTTTTTATGGTGATTTAAAAAAGAATAATATTTTAAGTGGTGAATTTAATGAACAATTAG